GTCTTTATCTTTTGACTATAGAAGAAATGATGCAAAGATAAAATGGTTAGAGGGTAAAATAGAAAAAGAAGAAGATGAATATAGATCTACTAAATATCAAATAGATTTAGATGAAGCTCGTTTTAGCAAAGCTTCTATGGAAAAAGTTGCAAGACACAGAATGCGAGAAATTAAAATGTGGTCTAAATTAAAGAAAGAATTCAATGATGGATCCTTTAATGACAAGGATGTTAATCAACATCAATTAGAGTCTTATCATAAAATGTATGCTGGAAAAGCAAAAGGCATAACTACCAGTACGCCAGAGTCGGAAGTATTTAATATTGTAGGTCAATTAAGATCTTTAGAAAGAATTAAACAGACGGGAGAATTAGAAAATAAAACTGAAAAGAAAGAAGAACTTCCCCAATATGGAAAACCAAGCTCATAAGTTTTTTTTCTTAATCGCACTTCCTAGATCTGGAAATACTTTATTTGCAAGTATTATGAATCAGAATCCAGAAATAGTTTGTACTGGTAATTA